CTAGAATCAACCCAAACTTCATTGTCAAAGTCAAACTTACACAGATAGTCTGGTTTCTCTGGAAACTCTACAGGTTCACCATCTCTAACATAATATAAATCCGGTTCAAAAAGACCCCACAGAATATTTGCATCAACAGGCTTATTGGACAAAATGTCTGAAAGCGGTCCAACTGAACAACCGACAATCTGGCCTGAGTGTTGGTTATAGTATGTTGCACTTTTCATCTGATTGCCCCGAAAATATAAACCCTTGCCTGTGTGATACCACCAGAAATCGTACCTGCACCGCTGACCTTTGAGACTGAGTAATTAAATTGTGCAGATTTAGTGCCAGAACTGATTATATCAAAAACACCTGTTGTCAAGTTTGTGCCAAAAGCTAACATATCAAGTTGTATTTGACTAGAAGCAACTGTGGTCCCACTAATGGAAAGGGAGAAAGATTGATTTACCTGTGTGGTTGAGTTGTAACCGCTGGCAGAAAGACTTCGGCCAACTGAAACTATAGCAATAAATGTCCCAGAGAAGGGGAAAGTTATGTTAAAGTTTTCGGTTACAGAGGTAAGACTACTGTAGGAGAAGAGGCTATACCTTGTTGCACTAATCGATTCAGTTGCAACTTTCACAGTATTGACAGCAGAGTCTGCAATTTTATTTGTTTCTACCACAGAGTCAGAAAGTTGCGTAGAGATGCTAACAGGTGAAGCATTCCAAATAGCAAGGTTTGCTGGGGTAAGGTTTGTATTGTTCCCAGCGATGGCTTCTTCTTCTGCATCCCAGTCAAAAGCTGTTGAGGAAATCTCCCTAAGCACAAGACCTATTTTGATGTCACCATTGTTTGCATCAACATAGAAGTTCCAACCTTGAACCTCAAACTCTTTTGCAGTCCAACCGTATCTACTAAGGGTAAGGGCGATGATCTCTCCGACCTCAACATCAAAAGCGTTTAAGCCAAAGTCTGCTGAAAGCGTCATTTGCTCCCTACCACGGAACAAAGTCAACTTAGACAATCTTTGAGCTGTTGCAGAACTTGTGGTAAACGGTAGTGAAAGATCAAGGAAAGATTCTGTATTGTTGTCTTGAGTAATAAAACCTAGACCAACATTCCTTTGTTTTGTGGAGGGATAGTCTACCGTGATCCATCGTTTAGACGCATCACTGAAGGTTCCTTGAACAATGTTAAATTGATCTCGAAGGTTTGTCCTTGTTTGTACTGAAATTTCACTTCGCAGATCATCAAGGGTTAAAGTTTTTGTAGGGGCAATATAGTCTCCTACAACAAGTTTCCACTTGCCACCACCCCAAAAGAGGTTGGCTGCACAAGAAGTCATCATGACCTGAAGAATTTCACCAAAAGCTGCTTCCGCAGAAATCACACCATTTAGCGTGTACCTATTTTCATTACCGCCAACAGCAAGAATAACGACTTCATCACATATATTTGCGGCGGCAGAAAAAACTGTATCATCAATATTCTGGTCATTCAAACCATAGGTGGAGACAAGAAAGTCCCTGACACACAAAGCAGCATTATTAGAGTATGCTGTGGTTGCAGTGCGGGGGTCATAAACCCTTTTACCCTCTATTACAGCAGTGATCAAAGGCACACCGTTTGCAAAAACCTCTGGGTCAAACTCAAAACGAACGTAAAGATAGGCAGTCTCTCTACCAACAAAAGAAGAGTTAATAACAGAAGATTCAGCCAAAAGGCTTGGATCAGTCGTAGTCTGTGAGCCTGTATATTTCTTGACCCTGATCTTACTGTTCCAAGGACTGCTGGTAACAAAACCATTAGAATCAAGGGTCACAACTTCATCGTTTATGTAAATGTCTCCAACAGAATTTACAGTGTGACCACACAAAGTGATGATCTGGTGAAGGTATCCATTGTCTGTTGAGGGAGAGTCTGTGACCTCAAGATAGGAAATGATACCCCCTTTTCGAACTTTCCCATACACAAAGTCTTGCGCTGAAATTGGGTCTCTAGCATTAACCAACAAGCCACGAGAATTTGCAACCCCAAAAGAGGGTTTAGGGGAAAGTGCAGTCAACGCCCAAGAGGTTACAAGGGTGGTTGCAACATATGTCGCAGCAGTAATAGCAAACGCAGCAAATCCTGTAGCAGAAGTTGCAGCGATGATTGCAGGAGCAATAATTTGAGGCATGTCATTTCACCCAAGATTTGTCAACATCATCCAAGGGCAAGTATATAACCCCTTTATCAGAAAGGAAAGCGGCTTTCGTACCAACACTGATACCAAGGGCGCACCCTATAAACCACCTCTGAGTTTTTTTTGTGGTCACTAAACTCCCCCTAGGAGGGACTGAAGTAATCCTTGTCAATCTTTCATCAACAGCAGAGGTAAAGTCTGTAAAACCAAACTCTTTGATAAGTTGATTTTTTTTCATAGGCCCTCTAGGGGTCATATAACGACCAAGCCAATCCTCTGCCCAGCCGTGACCATACATTCTTTTCCAAGCCTCATTTGTAAAAATAAGGCAGTCATTTACCCCCCATTGAAAGGGGACTTCTTTGACTTCTTGTATGTATTGGTTTAAGAGTTCTCTTGTCCCCATGCCACTTGAGTGTCCTGTAAAGATGCAACATAATCAAAAAAAGTATCTGTCGAAAATCTTGAGCGATGACTTTCTGCTGTATATCTCCTGTTGCTAGATTTGTCGAGTTCTACTAACCTGCTGTCCACAAGGACTTGAATAGAGGAAGTTTCAGCAGAATCTGCTATGGTCATAGTGTTCAGAGAACCACTAAAAACCTGTACAAAATCCGTTGAATCAATGACCCCAAACAACACCCTACAAGGACGCCTTTGATAAGGTTCTTGGAGAGCTAAAGATACCAAATCAGTAACTGCCCCACTTAGAGCAATTGTGATTGATTTTGCAGACAAGTCTACCACTTCCTCTAACCCGCTGATGGACAAGAGTTCGCCAGCACCAATATAGTTTTGGCCGTCAATAACTCTTGTGCCATAGCCTGTCCACAACCTAACTGGTCCTGCGGCAAACAAGATTTCTACAGCATAGTAGACTTCAACATTTGTCTGAGCCAAAGCTGTCAGAATAGATGCTGGAACAATCCTACTCATACAACAGCCTCCATACATTCAAATTGAATACCATATGAACTAGAAGTTCCAATGTTAAAAGAAGTTTCTTGATTACTGAGGCGAAACAATCCTCTGGCATTACTAAGGGTTGCTGAAACAGAGCTTCTAACTTTACGAAGACGGGGCCAAATCTCCAAGTTTGCGGATGAGCCAGTACCTGTATAGTTTTGAACCACTTTATGCAGAGTACTGTCACTACCCGTCCCAAGCTGAATGTAGTCTCCTGCCAAGAGGGTTTCACCAGAAGGGACAACGGCACTTACAGTGGAGCTACCAGCAGAACCTGTAATAGTCGCGGCTGTAGCTGTACCTCTTAAGGCAGTGCCATTGGGATCACCCAGAAGGAAAGTTCCTTGTGGCCCATTAAGAGCCAGCAAGAAAGCGATCCAAGATTCTGCATCCTGACGTTTCACAGGGGGGATTGTTATACTTGCAGCCCACATTTGACCTTGGTAAACAATTGTCTGAGTCTTAAACGTGAAGGGGGATTGACTAATTGCAACAGCACTCTTTGCCCGCAATTCAATATTGGCAATCCCGATTGTCGTCGGGAGACTGAGGGGATATGATATTGCCATTATCTAAAAGCCTTTCCATAGGAACCACCACGAAGTTTAGCATCAACAACAGCAGCTTTTGTGGCATCAGTAATCTGTGGGATCATCTTAGTGATCTCTTGACGGACCATTGCAGAGTCTGAACCCGTCACAGTAATGTTGTTCTGGACAGTGTAGCTTTCACCACCAAGAGCAGCCTTGGTTTGTCCATTGGTTAGAACCATTCCCGAAGACTTGGGGATGATCATCTCAGGACCACGTTCACCAACCATGTAAGGCACACCAGCACTAATAGGACCGCCATTAGCACGACCACCACCAAAAAAGCCACTAAGACCACCAACAATAGCACCTACAATACCAGAGCCAGTGCCTGTAGAAGCATTGAAGGAACCAACCAGTTGCTGAACCACAAGAACCTTGTAGAGTTCTTTGATGATAGCAGCAGCCATGCTCTTGAAGGCATCCTTAGCAGTCATCGTACCATCAACCATACCCATGAAGGCATCTTCCATACTGGTCTTAACAGTATCAAAGATTTGTTGTTGACTGCTTACAGCAGCCTCAAGGTCCATCTGCTTCTGGATTTGATCTTCAAGACCCTTGATTACTGTGACACTATACTTAGAGAAACTGTCACCAAGTGCCTGACGAACTTTCTGTTCTGCTTCAGTCTTACCATTCAGTTCTTCTTGAAGGGCAATCTGCTTTTGCAGTTCAGCAAGAGGGTCAGTCTTTGCACCACCAGTATCAGGTGCATTATTAAATTCAAGGATTGTTCCTCTTGCTGCATTCACAGCCGCACGATTTCCAACAATATCGAGTTCTGGCATACCGACAAAACCAGCAGCAGCAGCTTGAACTTGCCCTTGCTTTCTTAATCTAGCAGCATCCACTTGTATCATACTAGACAAAACCGCACTTGCAGCAGTTCTAGTGTCTGCCATAGCAGAAGCAAGTTTATATGCCGCAATAGCTGCTTTATCAAGAATTTCTGGAAGCGGTTTAATACCAGTAGAGATTGAACTGGTTTCACCAGCCAACATATGGAAGACTTGTCTTAGGTATTCTGCTTTTTCACCAGCTTTATTTTCAGCTTCCTCTTGCTCTTTGTAGAAAGCAATTATAGCTGCCTGTTTAGCAAACTGTGCGTCAGCATATGAACTTTCATTGGCCTTAGCGTTTGCAGCAGCAATCTTATCTGCCTCTACCCTAGTCTTAGCATAGTAACCATAGGCGCGTACCAAAGACTGCTCGTAGTCTTTTGCAGCCCGAAGTTCTTCTTGCTTGTCTTGAACAGCAGCACGTTGTAAACCACCAGCAACAGAAAGCCCACCATTAAGCATACGTTGGGCTTCTGCAAGTGCAGCTTGCTTTGCTTCGAGTTCCCTAAGAATGCCTGAGATATTAGTCCAATTTATAACAGCTTCCCTCAAGGCGGCGGACTGTTCTGTGGTAGGGGCTAATGCGTTTCCAATCCTTCTTTGGTTAGCCCTAGCTAACTGAAGTTGTGCCTCTGCTTCTGCTTGTGCTTTCTTAGCAGCAGCAATAACTGGGTCTTCTGTTCCAAAACTGAGTTTGTCTAAAGAAAGTTGGGTGTCTTTAATAGAATTTTGAAGGCCCTTCAACGCTTCGCTATATGCGTCTACACTCTCAGCAGACTTCTTTGCACTGTCTGATGTTCGCATAAAAGCTGCACCAATGGCAGTGACAAGGGGGATGGCAATACCAAGACCAGTGCTAATACCAATAAGAGAACTGACAGACATCCCAAGTTTTCCAGCAAAGGAAGGTAGGATGCCTACCAACTGTGTTGCCTGTTGCCCAAAAGCAACCATCCAATTAGTGCCAGATTGAATTTGAACAAGAAAGTCACCAACTTGATAACCTACCTGTTGGGTAGCCATGCCCATCTGACCCATGCCACGACGAGTGTTAGCTAGTACAGATTCAAAACCCTGCATTCTTTGAGCAGTCTGCTGAAGTTCTTTAGCAGAAAACCTTTGGAAAGAGTTAGCTGCACCATCAGTTTCTGTTTTAACCATCTGCATTATGGACTTCATACGTCGAAAGTCTGCCATAACTTTTGCAGTAGCATCAGACATTTTCTTTTCTGAGACAGTTACCCTGTCAAAGTCTGTAGCGAGTTCTTTTACGAGAGGCTGACCTTTAATATCAATCAGAATATTTACTGTACCAAGATCAGCCATTTCTTTCACCAATCATTTTTATGTAGATAGAATCTAGTCTTTTGATAACACCAACTTCCCAGATGGATAGTTGACTTCTAGTTAATTGTTGCCATGCAGCAATCTCAGTGTAGCTAAGGGGCAGAGGTCCATTGAAGCCTTGACCACGGGCAGGGTGCAAACTAATAAAGGCAGACCAGACATATTCCATTAGTTCGGGGAACGGTGGTCCCTGCAACTCTACTGGAGTTTGTCCAATCTGCCTTTCAACCATTTCTAAGTGTTCCCTTTCAGAAACACCATTACTATCAGTAAGACTTAGTTTGAAGTCCCATTCCGCATACTCATATAGGTCAGAGGCTATTTCTTCAAAAAAGAGGTATAATCCTCTTGAGCCTCAATGACCTGATCTTTGAGCCACGGAAGTTTCTGATAAAGGTCGATTGCCTCTGCCACAGAAAACTTCAAGGGCTTCTTGTTAAAGATCAAGTCCCAATCTTTCGTGGTCTTAGCAATCAGTTCGACAGACGCTACATCAATCTCTTCAGCAGTGAAGGTAATCTTCTTACTCTTCTGTGCTTTCTGGATACGCTTGTTGGTCTGTTCATGGATAGCAGCCTTATACTCTTTCGAGTGAGGTGCATATACAGTGACTGACATCTCTACACCATCATCCTTCATCAAGACATCATCAGTAACTGGATGCTTGAGGATAACAGTGATAGTGTCAGAGGTAGGTAGTAGATTAGAAAGGTCCATGTCGGGGATGTCCTTATAGGGTTAGGGTTACTACATGATAGATGATCAAGTTCATGTAGGAGATAGGTATATCAGCGGGGGGCAAACCTAATAAGTATATGGGTGTTGGTCATGCCCGTGTCAAGGGGTAAACGAAAATAAAGTTGTGTCGGAGAGTGAAATTCGGGACAGGACTTCTGCCCGACACAATCGCCCTGTCCCTACCCCTTGTTTAAGGGGATGCTTATGTTAGGAAGGGTTACGGATGATTTCGATGTTGCTGTTCTCAACCGTATCATACAGAGCCACGAAAGGCAGAGTAACGATACGCGAGGTAGGGCCACCAACAGGAACAGCCGCACCATTGATCTTCACACGGGGGAAATGGAACGTGTAGTTGGATGCACCACTGGGATCGTTCACAGTGACTTGGAAGGCCGAAGTCGTTTCGTTTACGAAGCGGTTGATCAAGGTAGCATCTTCAAAGTATGCAGTGATCGTACCTTCAACAGTCGCCATACCAAACTCAAGTTGAGGGGTCGTGGCAGAACCGATAACAAAGGTGGGTGCAAGGGCGTTGGTGATGGAGAAGTCAATACCAGTGATCGTAGCCACAGACGACAAAGCAGCACTTGCGTTACCGATTGCCATGACACCAGAGTAGCTATCAAAAGGTTGGTTGGTGCTGCTTGCAGTCTTTGTGGCATCGACGGACGTACCAGAGATGGTCATATCCTTGCCAACCATGCTGAACGTAGCAGCAATCATAGAGTTAGGTGCAATGGAGATGGCAGCAGTATTAACCGTCATACCAGTGAACAGGCGGAACTGAGTGATGTCATCAGCAGCATCTTCAATGCTCATCGACTTAGCTGTGTTACCAACCTTCAGAACCCTATTCTTGATCGTACCAGCAACAGTCTGGGAACCTGTCGTAGCGTTAGCATAAGATACCGAAGTAGCTGTACAAGCAGTCACAGTGTAAGTGCCATTGTAGCCTGTGGGCGTAACACCAGCCACAGTGATAGCAGAGCCAACTGGATAGGGCGGAATAGTCTGCGAAGTGAACGTCAGAGTAGCAATACCAGCACTTCCAGATGCCGCAGTCGTAGCAATGGTAGCCGAATCCGCAAAGGCACTCATAAGTGCGCTTTCGAGGAAGGGGTCAAAGTCAGCTTTACGAAGGTCAACAACAATGTCACCACCAGCTTGACGATTACCATGACGGTCAACGCGAAGCATACGATCAGGTTGAATTTCATTACCCGTTACACGATCCTTGGTCATATCCAAAGAATGAGTGTTGTAGGGCAACTGAACAAGTGCGGGTGAAACTGGGGTAGTACCGAATACGGATTCGACTACATACGATAGTCCAGAACGTGAACCCTGTGCAAAAGCCATTTTAGTTTCCTTTATTAAGAGTTATAGCAGTACCAAGCAACTGTGACTGGTGTGCAATAGAATGGTGAATCAAGGTAACTTGCTCTTACCTCAGAGTAGTCTAGGCTTATGATCAAGCCGTTGTAAGTAATGTCTGTGGTAGCTTCAAAACGAGCCAACAACAGATCAGCAACGTCATATCCTGCACCTGAACCTAAACCCTCTGGTGTGCAGATTAGTAGATTGTAGAGACCGTCATATCGCTTCTGAGGGTTAAGCCCTCGTACAGCGGGTCTGCGGGAGGTAGGGATCATGTTGGCCTTAACAAAGGAAGTGCCAGTGGTCGGTTCAAAGGGTACGTTCTGTCGAGCGATAGTTGGGATGCCTGAAGCACCAGTCAGATGCGAGTCTAGACAAGCACGGATGTCATTTATGATTGTCATGTTGAACCCTTAACTTTTGCTATAGCATCTTGCAGATGGATGCTTGCCCGATTACGAACGCCCTCATAGATAGCATATCCGTCTGGGTTCTTTTTCCAATTAGGCCCGCCATACTCTACAAATTGGGCGTGAGGTGCATTGTTTGTCAGGAAGACTTGTTTCTGATCATCTGGCAAGGAAGCAATATCACCCATTAATTGATCTAACGCTTCAGCGGCTTTAGCTTGTGGGTCTTGACCTGTAGGTTTATTATGAGAAGTCCTAGAACGACCAGCACCTCTAGTGGTACGAATAGAGTGTGAAGTAATGTAAGCACCAGTATCAACGGTTGGTTTAGAGGAATTGACAACATCCTCTGCCATATTGACTAGGAACTCATCCCTTACTCTTTGTAGATCATCTTCGATCCTCTTGATGATAGAGGTCAGTTTAAACTGAGCCATATCATTCCCTCACTTGCAACTGATAGCACATCGTAGCACTACCAGACTTGATCTCCATAACCTTGACAATGTTGACTGTATCACCAAGACCAATGATCTGGTCTGTGGCATCAGGCTCTGGTGTATCTGATCCATTGATCAATTTGCTATCCAAGACAACCCTACGATCACCACGAAGAATAGAGTCTCCATCAATCATGTCTGGCGTATAGTCGTAGAAATAGCCCTGTACAGTGTAGTCTGTGTTTGTGGTAGTCACAGTACCCGTGGCATCGTCATACGCACTGGCGGCTCTCTTACGAAGTGTGAGGGCTATACCATGTTCTTTGATAAGCTGACGCAGAGTAAAAGGATCAAACGCCATTTGGTTCATCGGGGATATACTGGTCCCCCGCCTCTGGGTTATCGAACTGGTTAATGCTGAAGGCTGGCTTCACACGATCAGTTGTAGCGTTGACCACATTCATGCCAGATACAGAGATACCACCAGCGGAAACACCAAGTGCTTTACCAGAGGTCTTCTTACCTTGCGCTTCAATCTGTACAGCAAGTTGATTGTACTGCTTTGCTTTGTCGCTATAGTTGGCACTCAGAGAGCCATCTAGGGTCGTAGTGACCATACGGCTGAACTTAGCAGCAATAGTCCTACAAATCCATA